TATTGACAGCAAACCTAGGCTCCCAGCCACCAAAGCCATCAGGAATCAATTGAGCGCTATATTGGCTAGCGGCAAAAAAAGCCCACCTATCTAGCTGGCTGGCGTCTATGTGATCGCCAAAGCCATAGGGCTGCGTCAGTAGATCCCAGAGGCACCAGGCTGGATCTGTCGTCCACTGCGCCGCGCCAAAAGTTCCGTCCCATACGCCGCTATAGATCAAGCGCCCGTTGCTCGGATCAACTGCTGCGTTGCTGGGAATTTTTACCTCTAGGCCGTAAACGTCAAAGCTGCAAGTTGGAATACTATTGAACTGCTCAGCGCTTAGCCTGATTCCAGCGTGCGCAAAACCTGGATACGCTAGCTTAGCGTAGGTAATAGGGCTGTAGGTACTCCATACAAGTTGATTAAATAGATTGTTGCTGTTGCTGTCTGGGGTGACGCGCGACACCCGAATATCCACGGGGAACGCGCCAGTAATGGCGACCTGCACTTGCCGCTGATAGCCTTGCCTGGTGCGACCGCTGATCACATCGTCTACCACAGTAGTATAACCACCGCCGTTATACTGAATAGCAACGCGATAGTTTATGCTTGTCGTTAGGATGTCGTTTTTGTCTGTGTATTCTTCCAGTCGCGGCACGGTAATGGTTAGCCGCACGGCGTTAGCGGTAGCGTCCGTGACCGTTCTGGTAATCGGCGTAGATTGAGCGACCGCTACGCCAACCGAGAAGGGCCCAGCCGCTACAGCATCAAAGCCGGGGATGTAGCCTTGGTCTTGCGCACCGTCGCGAAATGTGACAGCAACGTTTTCAAAATTAAAGCTACCGTCTGGATTTTGCAGCGGTGTTTTGTTGAAGTAAATAGACTGAAGGCCATTGACTAGCCCCTTGATTTTGCCGGCGCCTAATATGTGAAGCGTCTTTGCATAGCTGTCAGAGAACAGGCTTTCAGTATCTTGGCGGGGTACGTACTGTTGTGGCTGAGCTGTTGCACCGCCGCCCTTGCCACCGCCGCCGCCGCCGCTACCGCCGCTAATGATCATCCCAGAACCTGCACTACGTCAATTTCTTGGCTTACTATGTTAGAGCCAACTACGCGGCGCCCGTATATCAGCGCTGCCGATAATCCGAGGCGAGTATTATTCTGGATCCCCGAGAAGCTGTAGGTTTTGCGGGGGTCCTTCGCTTCGTCTGTCTGCCCCTGGTTGCCACCTGCATCAAATCTGGGCACCGGCGTCAGCAGCTGGGCAACGCCGCCTAGGGCCAGGCTTGCGCCAAGTCCCGTTGTATAAGCAAAGAGCCCGATGTTTTTAGCAAATGCAGCGCCCAAAAAGCCAGCTCCGCTTGCAAACGACAGCGCAATCAACGCCACTCCCGCAATAATTCTCCCCACGGCCCCAGCCCCGCCGATCACCGGTACGATGCTGATCTCCTGAGCCCCTGCGGGTTCCTGTAGCTCATCCTCGCCAATCGCCCTGGGGCCCACCTTCACCCGGTAGCGCTGGTCGTTCATGTGCCCCTCTATCTGGGGGAAATTGGCATGTAAAAACCTCATCGCCTCCGCAGCGCTAGCCACCTCCGCCCGGAACACCCGGCGGCCCAGGAACTTTGCCAGCTTGCCGTAGACGCGAATCGTTCTCATGGCCTCAGTCTACCGATCCAGCCGGTGGCTTTCTGCAGATAGTCGCCGTAGAGATCCCGACTCGACAGCCGCCCCCGCAGGTGATGGAGCACCTGCTGCTCGCCCAGGTAGATGCCGATGTGGTTGAGCTGCGTGTTGCGGATGGCCATGAATATCGCATCGCCTTCCTGCAGGTCGGCGAACTCAACCCGCTCGAAGCCGGCGGCAGCCCAGTTCTGAGCGAACAGCGGCGCCGCCTCGAACTCGGCAGGCGTAGTTGGTCGATCGAAATCAGGCAGCTCGATGCCGCGCTCCTGTCGATACCAGTCGCGAGCCAGAGTCCAGCAGTCGTGAACGCCCCAGATCCACAGGCGCCCGATCAGCGGCGCCCTAAACCCACAGGGCTCGCACTGGGCCCACTCCGCAGTCTTGGGATTGACGATCAGCCAAGGCAGGCCAGATTTCTCGCACGCGGCGCGGTCGTCGTCGTGGGGCCCAGGTGGCGTGCACGGGTGCGAATGGAACACGGCCACTACCTCGCCAGCATCCTCAGCTGCCTGGTAATCGTCCGGGTCGAGGATGAACATCAGACCCGGGTCGTCGCCGTCAGCGCCCTCGGCGGCATTTCGGCAGGGCCGGTAGCGTTGCCTGCCCTTCACGATCACCACCAGCCCGCAGGCCTCGCGGGGGTCATCCTGCTGGGCGTGGGCCAAAGCTGCGGATTTGATTGCGTCGTCGATGTAGATCATGCGTAGCTAGTGCCAGCGCCAGGGAATCCGCCAAACGGTAGCTGGTTGTTGGCGCCCCAGTTGTTCTTACAATCCGATAGGCGCTTCCCGCAGTTAGGTGCAAACTGGCATTGAGTCGTGCTGGTCCACTGGCATAGCGTAACCATCTGGAACCGTGGTGCACGCACCGTGGAAAGGTCAAATGTGGCGCACAGCTCAAACTCAACTACCTCCCTGGTCTCCGCCTTTTTTTGATCTACCCAGTACACCTGTCTGGGATACTCGTAGGTGGGATCTGGTGTGCCCCAGGGGTTGACATTGCCTGGGAAGTTCACTGCATCGAGATGCCTGGCGTGGACCCGCAGGCGGCTGACCTGCGCCCCCTCTAGCCCGTTGGGCAGGCTGAGCAGTAGGCCGCTGATCAGGCCACCCGCAAACGGGTTATTGATGGTCAGCGGAATATTGGCGACCCGTAGCGTGGGGCGCGGCAGTGATCCGGTGCCGGTCAGGGCAAACCCCTCAGCCTCTATAGGCAGCGCTTCGTAGGTGTTGCCGGCCCACACTACGTCGCCGGTCTGTTTCGCGTTGATGCCGGCATGAAATCGATAGACCTGATTGACGCCGTGAATAGCCGCAAACAGCTGCAGCTCAAATAGCTCAATCAGAGCGGATGGGGCCGGGAGTTGCGCCTCGGCAAAGGGGATTGGCATTATAATTCAAACACCTGGATAAAGGTGGCCGTGATTTGATTGTTATTAAAATTGCTGTAGGTTACTTTCCATTCTGGGCATATGAATTTGCCAGCGCTGCCCCATGGCGGTGTCCAGCCAAATGACTCAGCGCCGCCCCTGGCGTCTAGAAATGCTTCAATCTGATCGCGCTCGGTGTTGCTGCGATTTTTGAATTGCAATGGATAAATTTTAGGGTTTGCATTAAGCCCCATTTTGATCCGCTGGCTATAGCCATCTCCAAATTTGTGTTCGTAGACAGCTGGCTTGCTTTCCTTGGGAAGATCAAAATCTGGTGTCCAGGTGAAGGTAGCCATTAGCGGTTCAGGAGGCCTCCTCGCTCCATGTGCCGCTGCAATTGCCGATCGACCATGGGCCCCACCATCGGCACCAACATGCGAGCCAGATCGTTACCCAGGGTTTTAGCGTCGCCGGAGCCGTCGCTGTTGCTGGTCACGTTGCCGTTGGGGTGGACGTGAACCGCAATATTCACCTGGGTCGACCTGGTGGCGCCGCTATCGCCCTGCGCGTGGTCCACCACAGTCTCCTGCGGGTGGAGCATGGCCATGAAGCCGCCGCGGCCATCTAGTCCGCCAGATCTGGCGCCATTGCCGGTGAAGCCGCCGCCGGCAAACCTAGGCAAATTGGTCATCCCTGCCGGCGGCAGCGCCCAATTGCCCACGCTGCCAATGCCAGGGCTAAACGCTGGCGCCTGGGGAAAGCCCGTGCTCAGTCCATAGTTCCCTGTGAATGATTGCGACATTGTCGGCATTGCAGCCGACGGTGACAGGAACCCCAGCACCTGCATAATGCTTTTTAGAACAAACTGCCGCACAATCATGCGGCTGGTATCTTCTAATACGCTGGCTGCAAACGCACGAAAATTGCCGCTGCCAGTTGTGGCCAGGCTTACTAGGCTATTCTCCAACCCGCCCATGCTGTTGACGGTTAGAGACGCAATTGCATCGCGCACATTGCCAATCGATTCGCCATATTGCTTCATCCCCTGCGATAAGCCAGCGCCAGCGGAATCGCGAGATTGATATTCCCTGATCGCATCGCCCATGGCGAACACATTTTCCAGACGCTGTCGATCGAGGTCGAGCTGCTCTGCGGTGATCCGTTTGAGATCCTCGCGATAGGTAAGCTCCGCCCGGCCGGACTCGGCAGCCTGAGCCGCGTTATACGCCGCCTGGGCGTCTGGGTTGCCGTTGACACCCTTGAGTAGCTCGGCATAGCGCCGCGCCCGCTCTGCCCGCTCCGCCTCGAACTCAGCCAGGGCCTTCGCGGCGGGGCCCGTGGCCTCGGCAATCCTCAGCAGCCCCTGGTTAGTGGCCAGCAGCTCGCGGGCGCTGGCCAGCTGATCGGCTCGGGTTTTCTGCAGCGCCGCGGCTTCCTCGGCGCCCTGCACCTGATTAGCGCCGGCTTGGGCCAGGTCGTAGCCCACATTCTCCATGCTGCCGCCGAAAAACATGCGCAACACCTGCTGACGGTGCGGGCCCATGCGGGCCACTCCGCTGGTGGGGGTGACGCCATTGCCGTCCGTGCGGGTCAGGCTGGCCGTGGGGTTGCCCCCCAGCACCGTGCGGTAGAGCGTCAGCAGGTCGGCGCCCTGGGTGGACATTCCTCGGCCCTTGAATCGATCCTGGAAAAACTTCACCACAGGCCCCTGAACCTGTTCCTCGAACGATTGGCCAGCATGGGCGCCGTATTTCTTGCGTTCTGGGCCGCCCATTTGAATCAGGCCTAGATAGTTATTGTCAGAGCCGCCCCACTTGCCTGGGTTAAATGTGCCGCCAGTCTCAAACGAAATAATCGTTGCCAAATCAAGCGGCGATACGCCTAGCTTGCCGGCGGCGCTGATCAGGGCGCGGGCTTTGCTGCTGGGCTGGAAGCTGGTGCTGGTGCCTGGGCCGCCGCCGCCGCCGACGCCGCCTGGGCCGCCGCCTGGGCCGCTGCCTGCGCCGCTGCCTGCGCCGCTGCCAACAGTCTTCTCCACCAGCGCACGCATGGCGGGGTCGTCAGGCTTGGTCCCCGCGTACATGCGATTGCCGCGAATGCCGCCGCCCTGCTGTTGGCGCGTGACAAAGTCAGCCCAGTTGGGATCAACCTGGCCCCCCTTGACGCTAGGCATGGTCGGCTTAAGCAATGCGCCAGTATTAGGGTCGAACTGCCCCGCAACACCTGCAACGCTATAAGGGCTAAGGTATGTAAACCCTTTAGTGATTATTGGCGAGCCGGGCTTATATGGTACGCCTTTGGGTTCAGCTGGCTTGTCAAGCATGCTGCCTACGTCCGTAAGCCTGCGCCATTGCTGATCGGCCTGTATTATCTTGGTCATTAGCTCAAGCGTCTTGACCAGCGCCGGCAGGTAAGCTCTACCTGCATTAGCTGAAAAATCTTTCCATGCATTACTAAATTGCTTAACAGGATCAACGGCTTGCTTTGCTGCCTTAGCTGCCTGCCCCGTCAATGTG